GGAAAAAATCTATCGATCTTAACAATATTCTTATCGTTCCATTCTGCTTTATAAGCTAAAAGTTCTATGAACTTTGACCAACTAGCATCGGAAATATGTTTTGATAATTTATGATTTTTGATCATTCCTTTGACGTTCAGATCTTCTAGAATTATTGTATCATATTTTTTAATCAACTCTGTGGACACTTTATGCAAATTATCTAAACGAGAATTGGTTATCTTCTTGTGTAGTTTTGCAACTTTTAATCTTTGTTTTTCGTATCTATTGCTACCTTTTGTTTTTCTACTTAAATGTTGTTGATGTTTCTTTAACAACCTTTCATAGGTTTTGGTGTATCTGTTATTTTTGTATTTATATCCTTCAGATGTAACCACAAAATCTTTAATACCTAAGTCAATCCCTACTGATTTACCTGTTTTTTCAAATTTATTGTGTTCGGTCTCTACAAGAATTGACACAAAATATTCGTTTGTTGGTGTTTTTGATATTGTGGCTTGTTTGATTATTCCCTTAAAAGTCCTGTGTAAAACTAGATCAATTGGTTTATCGAATTTTGGTATCTTCAATTTTCCATTTATTAATTTTACAAATTGAGGAACTGTAAAACTATTTTTTGATTTTCTTGATTTGAATTTCGGAAATCCTTTTTTGAATCTGAAGAAATTTTTATAAGCAGTTTCTAAATTCTTCAAACTTTCTTGTAACGATTGTGAGTTTATTTCATTTAACCAAATATAGTCCTGTGATTTTTTTAACTCAGTAAGAGCTTTTGCATTATCGTAATAATTGATTGTATTTTTGTTTGTTTCATATTCCTTTTTCCTTTCATTCAAGAAATAGTTATAAGTAAATCGAATAGAACCAAAATGTTTGTTCAGAAGAACAATTTGCTCTGAGCTTGGTTTCAACTTATATTTATATGATTTCAACATTTATCAAAAATATCTTGTATATGATAAATATCAAGAAAAATCAAAAAGTTCTTGTTTGTTTAAAAACAATTTCTATATTTATAATTACTACTCACCTTTCATCCCATCGGCTAAAGACCGATGGGTTTTTCGGTGGCTTCATATAAATATCTAACTTATTTTTTTTTCAATAATTCCAATAATCTAGTTCTCCAAAATATGGGCATTATCAAGTAATCGGTGTAAGTAATCTTGAGAGTTTGATTTAAAACAAAAAACTCTTCCACTTGGTAAGCTCGGTTCTCAGAAGAAAACGCGAAAAAATTCCGCCCCAAAGGTGATTTCTACATCTACCTTACTTCCTGACGGGGCTAATACTGTTCTTTTTAATTCAATTTTAGGTTCGTTATCATCCATAAAACGTCGAATGAATTTTGAGTCTAAAATCGGCATTGTTTCGATAAACTTATTAATTGTTTGTGGTGTATTATCACCATTCACAGATACTATTTGTTTTTGTAGTCTCCAAGTTATTCTTGGAGCTATTCTGTTTTGTGGATAATTTTCGGTTTGTTTTGTTATTTCGTTGATTTCACCATATGTTAATGGTTTCAAAGTAACTTGAGTTTGACTCTTTGGTAATGTTACTGTCCATGTACCGTTATCGTCAGATAAAACACTAGGTACTCTTAGATCTAATTCTTCTAGACTTAATGTTGCTTGAAAAACTTTATTAGTTTGTGGGTCTACTGTGTTTATAATATACTCTGGGCCAAAAGATGTGTTCCGTAAAAATATCAATATAGCCTCCAAATCCCCATTTAATAAATCGTCTGGTTTTATGTCGGGTTCATAAAGTTTATTTCGTACCAAAGTTATAATGGTTTCGTTTGGATTTGATCCCATTAAAAGATTTTCGTCACTTGCTGTTAGATATCCGACTTTAACAGATTTTTTTTTACTCTTATAAAATTTACCACCACTGGGTAATTTTACTACATCATGAGGTAGTGTAAAATCAGCTTGTCCGTATTTTAAAAGATTTTCATCCATAATCAATTATATTTAGATAATAAATAACTATATTATAATATTTGTCAAGATTTATAATAAAAAAAAATTCCATACGTGAATATGGAATTTTCTTTTCAAGTGGAAAATTATTCTAGAAAACCAATATACAACGATCTGGTTGAAGATTTAATGTTGCTTTTGCTAACGTATCATTCCCATAGTTAAGCTGATCCCATTCTGCAGATACAATTTGACATCCTTCCAAAATCCATTTTTCAACAACTACCCCTGTTGGATCTAACATTTCTAAATCAATATTCTTTTTATACCCAGCGGCATATCCCATACGACCAGTAACTGATTCCGCATGAAGACGAACCCACTCCATAAGGGCTTGTGTGGCTGAAGGCCCGATAGGATCTCTAAATGACACGCTTATGGCATTCCACTTAAATCTTCCAGCAACGTATGTTTCTGTATTCAAAAATGGAATTGCAACAGATGTAATGTCAATTTTAGGTCTTCCTGCGGTTTCTACATACCATTCATTTATTCCTAATGTTGAATCAAATCTAACAATAAATCTATTTGTTCTTTTCGGCTCGTACGGAACGGGCATTTTCATGAGTAAATCAGCCATAACTTTTTTGTTTTTTGTCTATAAATATTAGTATTTTAATTTTTTTCTATTTACTTTTATTTTTAATGTGATATTGTGTATATGAATTTGGTTTAGTTCTTGAAAAAAGATTATATGTTCTGAAAGAAGTTCTTATAAATTTCTTATTTAAAAATTTTTCTATTTACTTTTATTTTTAATGTGATATTGTGTATATGAATTTGGTTTATTTCAAAAATAGATTATATGTTCTTAAAGAAGTTCTTAATAAAATCTTATTTAATTTTTTAGAATTTGGTTTTAGTTCCTGATGAAGTATTATATGTTCTTAATAAAGGTTCTTTAATAAATTCTTGTTTAATTTTTTCTAAGTTCTTTATATCATCATCGGAAAACCCAATTGTTGGTGAAAATCTATTACTTATTTTATCTTTCATAAAAAGTTTCTTATTTAACTTTTTTGCATGTTGTTTAACATAGTTAATGAATTCTCTAAGAGCTTTGACTTTGAGTTCTTCTGGACTTGAAGCACTTTCTTCATCTCCAAAGGAAACTGGATAATATTTGTTCAAATCCAAGTAGTAGTTAATGAGGTCTTTTGTATTTGTTGGGCCTTCCTTGGTAATCTTTCTATACTTCTTTAGGTTTTTCACAAGCAAATCTCTGTTGATACCCATATGATTTTGTATGATCATATTGTAGATAGCTTCTCTAATCGTTCTTGGGTTGTGTCCTCGTGCTGTGATGATAGAAAAAATAGATCCATTATTAATAGCTTCAATGAAGTCTGACCAAGCTGGTCCTGGTTTAGCATTCATCGTATCAAACAAAAACTTTTTATCACCTAAAGTCCTAAAAAATCTAAAGGGATCTTCGGCATATCCAACAATTTTATGACCTTCATATTGAAAGTTTTCACTTCCAATTTTAGATCGGAATTTCGCAAAGTCCTCTGTTGACATACCAACTTCATTACCCCCATCATCCACCAACATTATCTTTGTTGGCATTTGAAGAATATTATCATCCCAGTCAAAGGCATAATACTTCAAATCGGGGGTTCCGAATTGATCGAAACCCTCCGAAATGATAGTACGTTTTTTTTTAACTGTTGACATTTAGAATTAGATATTTTCAAAAGACGCTCCAGTTGGTGTGATTAAGAACTCAATGTCAATAAATTCTAGGCTACGTGTGGGCTTTAAATAAATCTTCCCACTTAGAGTATTACGATCCAAATCCTCAACAGAATTACTTACAGTCACTCTGAAGTCATAAAGACCTCTGTCTCTTCTAATGGCATCCAAAATAGGATTGACACTATCTAAGAAGTCCTGACGTACCTTGGCATCGTTTTGTTCGAACAACAACCTAACGGCAACCGCGGAGATAAGTTTTCTGGCTTGTAGTAACAATCTTCTTACATTAATTCTGTTCAATGCAGTATCAGCAATCTGGAGTGTTTTGTTACCCCAAATTACAGTACCGACATCAGAGAACGTAGCGATTGGG